TCTGCCTCAACACCTGAATTCCATAGTAAACTGTTAGATTCACTAATAGGACATTTTTTGTTAAGAGTTGTTAAACTATTTTCTATAAACCAACCACCAGGTCCTTGAAAGGCATGAGACCATAGTCTTGCCCAAGGTAAGTCTTCACCTTTGATTGCTGGTAGAAATCTAAAAACAGCATAACCATTACCTGATTTATCTAGTTCTGGTTTCCAGAATCTATCATCGGCATATGAGTTCTTTTGTTTTTGAGGTTCTGCAACTTTTGAAAGTTCTGACACTAAGGTGTCTAGGTTTGATTTAGAGCGTTTTAACGCTGCGATACTTGTATTTGTCATTTGTATATTCCTTTGTATGTTTTTGTATTATTATATTTGTATATGTGCTGTATTAATCGCACTTCATTATTTATAAGATTAATTCTTAACAAACCAAGATTTAATCATTGCTATATTCTTAGCATTTTGAATATTACCTTTTTCCCAATTTGCCTTTTGAAATTCTTTTATACTTTGAACCTCATTAGAAATATGAGTAGTTATTTTGTTAATTATATTATTCTCATTAGTATTTCCCACAGTAGCGGTAAAGCATAATACTAAAAGTGCTATCATTATATTTTTCATAGTTCTATTATATCATATTTGATTGCTATTGTCAAGCGTTCTTAACTTCTTTTCTTCTAATAGATCAGATACCTGTTTGGCAAGTGATTTATTGTCATGTTTTAGACTAGCAATGAGTTTATCCTTAGTATCATTGACTCTTTCTAGGTCATTTAGACCTCTATCATCTACGATTGCAAACTTCATTATACCTCTGTCCTAACTATATGTTTTCTTAATGATCTCACAAGTCTTTCTAAGTTATCTATGGTATCGATCATGGCTTTATCGGTAATAAAGTGTTGTTTTTCTTTCAACTTATCATATTCTTTTAATGATATCTGTACCATAGGACTTGGCGTTACCTCATTCTCATAAGACCTGTCGTGGTCGTGGTCTTTGTCGTGACTATCTGTACTCATATTTTCTCCTTATAGTTTTCTTGCTTTTGAAGCCATTTTTTTAGCTTCTGTGATTATTGCTTGTCTTATTCTTCTACCGATAGGTATTCTCACAGAATCAATAATATTTTTACCTTTTTTACTAATATATTCAACACCAATAAATTTGTCTTTGAAATCATTTTGAACAGACTTAATCGCCTTCTTCAAACTCATTGATTCTTTTTCTTTTTCGTCACCTGCTTCATTCCAAAACTTAAACATTCTCATTTTTGACATTATATCTCCTTTGTTTTTGGTTTAACATCAAATGCTAGAACTATACGCTCTTCATCTGACTCAAACGAATTACCTAATTCACCTGATTTAAATGGTATTGTGTAGTGAAGTAGAGAGGCAGGGAAAAGACAAAGACTTCCAGTCACCACATCTATACTCTTTTTATCAGCTTTATCTGTATCATCTATACACACCACAAGATTACCACTATCAACTGTTTCTTTCTCAGGTACATTTATATAGATACTGCCACTCAACCAACCATATTCATGCATATGAGGTTTTAATTTACCACCACTTTTCATACTTATCAACCAACCATTAAGAGTATATTCTTTCGGCCAGTTCTTTAGAAAACCTTCCTCACTATCTTTAAACTTCTCACGATATTTCTCTACCTCTAAATGAATAATTTTTTGAATCTCATTTGTATCAATAGTTTTATCTTCAAATAAATTGCCTTCAGTTTGATAACCATTTGATATAAGACCTTGTTGTTTAGGGGGAGAAGTATTATCTTTTAAATAATCTGTTATAGGTTTAATAAAGTCATCTAATAATTGATACTGTTCAGTTAAATTAGTAGTTGAAACATAATCAAGTGGGTGATTGCAAAATGGATTTTGTCTATCATGTTTATATCTAAAATTACAACGAGAAACAAATGATCCAACATTAGAATTATTTTCACCTCGATTTATCATTTTATCTAATTGATTTTTCAATTCAGATTCTAAATTTCTATCGTACATAGTTTTTAACACCATATTATCATTATGTTTAGAACAAGGAATACAAAGTTGAACCGGTGTTGATCCTAGGTTGCCAACATAAGTTATTTCTTTATCAAATATAGATGGTTTTTTACATACAAAACAATTAAATTCAAGTTCTGGCATTATATATCCTTTATTTTCTTTTTTAGTGTCATCTTATACTTTGTTATGTTGTATGGTACAAACGGTCTGTATCTTATCATTCTATCACACAGTTTCGGCCATAATACTTTTTCACCTATGTCTTTGTTTAGTCTTTTTGAAAACCTTAATATGTCATCTAGTATTAAAAGTGTTTCAAAGTTAATCTTTTTTGCCAATACGAATTTAAGTATCGGTGGGTGTTGACCTTTCTTAGAGGTAAACAGATCATCAAAACTTATCTTCTTTGTAATCTTACTTAGTATATAATCTATATCTTGTTCATAATAATAATGTAGTGCCTCTATTTTTTTTGACCACGTTTTATAGTTATCATCACCTGATCTGCCAATAATATCCCCAATCCAGAGATTAGTATTAGAAACAAAATTACTGATAAAATAATTAATAATATCAGTATCGCTATAAGCTCTACTAAGCTTGTGAAAAAAATACCTATCCCGTCTTTTAGTAAATGTATCCAACCTTGCTGTTGTTCGCCCAGCGTGTTTATGGAAGTCATAACTCTGGTTCTTACTTGTGAAATGAAGCTTGATCGCAAGATATTTTTTATATACTTCAAAACCATTCACTATTATCCTTTAAAGTCCTTTAGATATTTTAACACACTTTCAGGTGAAGATTCGCCATAAGGGTCTCCTGCTGAATCATCTGTTTTACCAAATTCTACAAACATCACTTCTATGTCACCATCATTCACAATCATAGCATATCTCCATGATCTCTGACCAAAACCTAAGTTTTGTTTCTGTACTAACATTTGCATACCTTTTGTGAACTCACCATTACCATCAGGAATCATTTTAACATTCTCTAACTTTTGATCTGTTGCCCAAGCATTCATAACAAAAGAATCATTTACTGACATACAATAAATTTCATCTATGCCATATTCTTTGAAAGCGGCTGCCTGTTTATCAAAACCTGGTAGTTGTTCGTTTGAACAAGTCGGTGTGAAAGCACCTGGTAAAGAAAATAGTATTACTTTCTTACCTTTGAAATAGGTATCTGTATTTGTATCAACCCACTCGCCTAGTTCTCTTACTTTAAAATTTACATTGGGTACTTTTGGGATATTAGATCCAACTAGTATATCGTAATGTACATTTTCTTGTTCACTCATTATATTTTCTCCATGATTAGAAAGGTAGTTTTGCTACCTTCTCTTTTAACATATTTAGATTCTGTGCCTCGTATGCTATTTTTTCTTTTAATGTTTTGTTTATCATTGATCTAGCATTACTAGGATCAATCTCGTTATCAGTACAATAGTCTAATATTGCGTCTATGTAACTAATTTTCTTATCTTTAACTATATTTTCTACAATTAAAGCAAACTTATTAGGTGTTAATATTGTATCTGTCATATCTTATATTATACTACATTCTTTGCTATTTGTCAAGCGCCTGTTTCTGTTGCGAGGTACAGGCAAACCCCTAACGACCTAAGCCGCTAATGCAAAACCTTGTGAGTTAGCATTTAAATAACAGTACGGTGTTAGCGATCAATCTCCTAGAAGTTTTACCTGATGGTCGATCCTATTTCCACCCCTCAAATTTCATTGTTTGAATGGTGGAGTGGCTGGGTATTGCACCCAGGTCCCTAAAAGTTATTGTCTTCTTATCAACAATTAATTCGTCAATTCTTTTGGCGTCACTACTCTATAATCAAATAGCAAATTTACTATACACTTCTCTTGTTGAGCAGGTGTTTCCATTGTTCTTATCATATGTCCTTCTACATCTGTTGACGCATAAGTTATCACAGCATAAGCAATCTCACCTGTTGGTAATGCTGATATTCTACCATATGCAATCTCTATCTGTACATAACCTGCTTTTTCTAAAGCCTTATTAACATCTGCTAATGGTCCACATGATATTGGCATTTGTTGTAGTTCCCAAGGATACATTGATAGATCCTCAGGACCTGCATATGATTCACTAGATAAACATAATATAAAAAATAATCCACATATTGTTTTAATTAGTTTTTTCATTCTCTTTAAATTTCTTATGAAACTCCTCTATCGCTGGTTTTAATAGGGGTAAGTAGTCTTTCTTATTCTTAACAAAAGTTTGTGTGCCACCTTCTTCGGTCACAATCAATATAACAATCTGATCTATCGATATGCCATGTTGTTCTTCAAACATTTCACAATAAGCAGAAGTTTGAATAAAATAGTTTTCTACCCATTCCTCTTTTTTATCTTTAGTAGATGTTTTAAAATCTATTACTGATAACTTACCATCATATTCTGCAATACAATCGACTCTACCTGCAACACCCCATTTTTCGCTGTATAGAGAACCCTCTTGCATTACTATATTATTTATCTTATCCAGTTCAGTTTTTAGGATGGTAAATAACGCAGTAGGTAAAACACCTTGTTGAGATAGTTCTTCGTTGTTAAGATAGTTTTCTGTTAGTGTATGTACGGCAGTACCTCTATTCGCTGCATTTCTCATTATAGTATTTGCAACTTGTTCGCCTACTGAGGCACGCCATCTGGCGATACCTTCATTGCCTCTAGCCGATAGCACAGTTGTTATCGAGGGCAGTTTACTACCATCAGGTAAGATGTAGAATCTTTTACCTTGAATAGTTTTTGTTTGTAAATCTGGTTTCTTCTCTACTGAGTTATGAGTAAAGATTTTAGGTTTATGGTTCTTTTTAAAATATTCGTTTAATGTATTCATAGATAGTATTATATCACATAATCTATGACAGGTCAAGCACTATGTACTTCTATGAAGTGTCAGCATATCGTTTATCTCGTCTTTACTGACTATACCGAGAGTTCAGTTAGGGTTATACTCAACGTATTGAGTTTTACCTTGATCGTTTCTAAATGCTCTTAGCGTTTGTTTTCTGTTATCAGTAGGACTCTTGTATGAACAATGAATCCACCCACTATTAGGTTCTTCTGGTTTGTGGTATTCCAATATGAGTTGGTCAAAATCTAAGTTCTCTATAATCCATTTTGCTAGTTCAGCATTCGGAGTCCCAAATATTTCAAAGTCAGCGGCTTGGCCCTTGGCGTGCTGTGAGTTTGTAGATGATCCTATTGCAACGCATAAGTCTTCACTTCTAAATCCGCTAGAAATGGTTACTGGTGTAGCATACTGATCTCTAACAGGTTGTAGTATGTTCTCACATAACTTTTGTAATCCTGTAATCTGATCGTCATTAGGATTATTATTAATACCTTTACGTTCAGCCGTTTGACTAGTCGTCATTTCTTTCAAGCTAAAATTCTTACTTAGTTTCATTTGATATCCTTTGATTGATTATTTGCCACGAGTAATCTGTACAATTTTTTTCAATTGTGCTTCGATTACTTCTGCTCTATTCGGCCAGTGAATATAAGCCTCAGGTGATTTTGCTAATTTGATTAGTAGAGGTATGATAAGTTTTTCTAGTTTCTTAAAGTCTTCTTTGTACTCTTTACCTAGATTATCTTTTCTGAGATCGTACTCATCATCCATTTGTTTCTTAGCGATCTCTAATTCTGTTTCGTTCTTAGCAACTACTGTTTCTTTTGTTTCGTTTGTTGCTCTTAATAGTTTATCTAGTTTTGTTTCTAGTCTATTGATAATCTCACTAGACACAGCTTTGCCCACACCGTCTGCTGTCGCCTTGACAACTTCTTTTGTAGCATCTGAGTCTGCTTTACTTTCTGTTGCTGGTTTCTGTTTAACTGAGGTAAAACCCCAATCGCCATCAGCATCAAATCCGTCTAAAAAATCAAAATCTGCCATACTACTATTTATACTTTCTTCCCTGCTCTTATACGTCTATGTTTGTGTATTATTTTATCAACTTGTGTGTCTTTTACTGACTTCTTACCATATTGGGCTGCTAGATTACTTGCTGGATGAGCATCTGTAATCTTTGATAGCACGTCTTTCCAACCACGATCAGTATGACTATCTATATGACCCACGCTAGATACAATGTTTAATGTTGTAGGTGGTAATATCTTAATATGTTTCTTCTTGATAAACTCTTCCATTTCAGAGATTGACATCAAGTCTGTATATTCTTTTTTAGTTCTTGTATTTAAAAATCTATAAGTCGGCATTTATTCCCTCACTATACCACTTAGGTATACTTGTTTTCCATGTTGCAAAATCTTTCTTATACTTAACATAGTAATCTCTATAAGCGATAATACTATCTTCATTCTTTACATCATCAGGCATTGCCTGTGTAGGTTGATTAAATGGAATATTTAGGGGTATATTTTTAGGGGGATTTCTCAATAGTTCTTTCAATAGAGTGTATGACTTATGATCTTTGCCATATCTTAATTTAAATTCTTCATGTAGGTGAGTCCACATCTGATATAACCATTGATAGTTGTAAGCATTGTTTCTAACCCATATTGCACTCGGGTGATTGTAATGACAAGCTTTGTAAACAGTTGCTTCTTCATTAGCATTCTGTAATTTATATCTCTTAATGTTTCTACCTGCTTTTGTTTTACCTTGATACATAATACCATCAAGCATTCTATGAGCAGTTGACATTAACTGAGCATACTCAATAAGCATTTTAACAACGTGTTTATCTAAGTGTTGTTCTGCACAAATCTTCGGGTCTTTATGTAAATAAAATATGTTCATGCGATTATTATATCACTTCTTTTTAGGTTTGTCAAGCTTTTTTATTTCATCTGGAGATAAACAAGATTTAAAAAACGAAGCTATTGAAGCCTCATTTTCATTCTTTTTATTTTGTTTTTCTAACTTATCAACCATCTTTTGCCAATCTTTGGCGTCTTTGTCTGTTACCGTCATTTCTGTTAATCACCTCTTTTCTGTTCAAAGTATGAAGTTCGATTATACTTCACACATAATTTTCTGAATACATTGTACCAGAAGTTCTTTGACCAATCGGTCGTTGAATTTGTACACGCTTTTTCAGCGTTTAATATCTTTTTCATTTCCATTATATCACCTATTGTAACATTGTTAGTTTCATTATCTCTTATCATTTAAAGGTAAATGATCCTTCTTCATTATTTTCTTATAACAAGGTTCGCAAAATTGAACCGGTATCGGTCCTAATTTACCTACTAGTGTTTTTTCTTTATCGTGTGTAAATGATTTTACACATACTGAGCATTTATGTTTTGCCATTATTTCTCCTCCATTTTTCTTATTAGTTTAATCATTCTTATCACTCTCTTATCATAGTCTTCTGTGGTAGAGAATTTGTCTAGTGTTTTAATAAGCACAAATGAGTCAAGTGATTTATTACCTTCAAACATTAACTCTCTGGTAACTCTAAACTTCTCATATGCCGAGTGGTTGTTCAGTAAATCAACATAGTACTTAACACTATCACATTTACTAGCGAACACTTTAACGCCCCAACCAGGCCACTTCTCAACGCCCATAGGTAATAGATGAGGTGAAGATTCTTTCCACGTTCTAATACCAAATAGGTTATTTGCCTTTTTAGCAAATCTACTTGTACCCCAACCAGACTCTAACGCCGCCTGACCTATAATCATTTCATAGGGTATTCTTAAATGTTTAGGTGTAGTAAAGTTAATATAATTAATACACTTATGCATTGATCTCACAAACTGAATATCATTATTATAAACAAACTCAGGTTCTTGTAGATCCATTTCTTTAATTGTTTCTACATAATACTTATCAAGTTCAGTATTAACTTCTGCAACCGCTGTTCTGTTAGGATTAAAAGTACCCCAAGCAAAACAGATCATACCTAATACAGATAGACCAAATAGAACCTTAGTGTAAAACCAAGTTCTATCTACCCATCTTTGTAATTGTATTTTATTAGGCAACTTTGCCTTCTTTGATAACATTTTTAATATCCTTGATTGTTTTCTTTTTATCTATGTCAAGAACATACCACTTAAATCTAACCATATGTTCGTTAGAGGGTCCTACATAATCAATCTCATGTTTTCTCTCAAAAGTTAATAAACCTTTTAGATATAAACTTACGATATCATCTAAGGTTTTCTCACTTTGTTGTTTAGGTATTGTAGGTGTCTTAAACTGACCTTTACCTTTTACTAATAGACTTAATATTTCTTTTTGTTTAGCACTTAGTTTCATAATGTATTTATCTTTCGTTTAGTTTGTGTATTGTTTTCTCAGCCTCATTTGGTTCTACTTCTACTTTTTTTTCTCTATTTACTAGAGATAAAACCACGACTAAAATCGATATGACTAAAGTCGTGGAAAGCAAGAAGAATAAAATTCCTTGTGTTAGTGTCATTAATACTTTTGCAATTCTAACATTGTCATTGGCACTCTATAAGTCATATCATTTTTTACAAGTTTAACTAAACATCTTGATTGCATAATTTTAGTAATCGTACCAAGAGTCTTTTTAGTTTTTTGTACAATATAAACTTTTGAACCGACTAGCAATTCTCTTTTAAGTTTAGTTTTAACAATAGTATCAATCAAAACTTTAGTATCTTTTAATTGAGTAACAGTTAATTCTTGTAAGTCTTTCATAGTAATCATAATGTATATCCTTTTGTTCGTTATTAAGTGTATATCCTATCAGAGTTTGATACAAAAGTCAAGCACTATTTACATAAAAAAACCCTTATAAATCAACGTTTATTGAAATATAAGGGTTCTTAAATGAGAACAAAACGTGAACACTAGACTGGAAAAGACGGTCTCTTTTCTTTTTTCATAAAATTATCGTCCCAATTGAACGCTTCTTTTACTAGATTCGCTGTGAATCCTTTGTACTTAGTGTTAATCTTTTTATTTACAACTGTAATCAGAAACTCAGCTTCTTCAGCACATAGTCCTTCTAACATCTGAATAAAAAGTAATTCTTTCTTAGATTGTTTTATAGTATTATCACCATTCTCTGTGAAAAGATATAACCTCTTGGCTTCTTGACCTAGTACTGTATGTTCGGTACCTACCGGTGCGTCATTTACAGTATAAGGCACTTCGCCTTTTGGTATTGCCCATTTAATATCTGGATGAAATGCACCTTTTAAAACCTGTCTTAAAGGAACCGAATCGTGATCTCTTAATACTTTTAGTTTTCTAGGTTTATCTTTTGCATTATTAACTTTCATAGCAATTTCACTCATTAAAGGTGGTACGCCTCTACCTGATTCTGATAGTGCTGCCATACCTTTTTTACTTGCTAATGCTGGGTGTGACACCTGTTGTGGTGCTTGTGTTTGTTCGTTTTGTGCTTGCGTTTGTTGTCTTACCAAGTCTGGATTTGCAATCGATCCATCTGGATTTCTTCTAATTATAACCATTTTTTTCTCCTTAACAGTTCTTTCGAAGCCTAGAATTCGTCTATGACTTCAATTAAAGTTTTAAGTTTTTTGTTTATAAAATAACCTAGAATCTTATCTCTAGTTGCTACTTCAAAATTTTCAAACTCACGATTTATCTTGTCTTCTAATTCCTTAGGAATACAATTCAAATCTATTAATGTTTTATTTCTTTCGTAATTCGCTTGTTCTTGTTCGTTAAAGGTAGGTACGATCTCATTGCACCATGCCTCTATCTTCTTTTTACTTAAAGGTGTTTGTCTTCTACCTTCAATAAAAACATTGTCGTCTGATAGTACGTTTGGTATGCCATCGCTTCTATCACCTTTTAGTATATGCTCTTTAATATATAGACTTGGATTTTCATCTTGACCTACAAACTTATTAAGCACAGGATTGTATTGTTTTATTCTTGCATTATGTAATTGTATAAAGTCTTTATCACCACTTAGTATTAGTATCTTCTCTTTTACTTTTCTCGTTAGAACAGCAATGATATCATCTGCCTCTGCTGTTTCTAATTCAACTACCTTGTAAGGTAGGAATTCTTTAATCTCGTTTTTAACTTTAGATATGATATCAAAGATCATAGTCCAGTCATGTTCAGACTTTGCTCTATTTGCTTTTCTACCTGCCTTGTAGTTAGGAAATGATTTCTTTCTCCATACATTACCACTATCACAGGCGATAACCATATCACCGTATTCTTTTCTAAACTTCTTATTGTGTCCTCTTAGACTATTTAGTACCATATGACGGACTAAATCTTCACTTAATTCCATACTATCTCTACTGAGAGTAACCATCAGGTTTGAGATCATTATTTGGTTTATATCAACGATAATCATAATTTATTATAACACATTATTTACTGTTTGTCAAGCCTTTGGTTTTTTAGATACAAATATTTTACCATAGTCCATATCGGTAACCTTTTTACCATTAGGTAATACACTTATTTTAGCAAGAACATCTGTTATAGATTGCATTGGGTGTTTCTTTTTAAAATCTCTTTTAATTAGACTCTTAATACTCTCTATTACAACTGCTAAATCTCTTAAAAAAGTTTCGTTCTTCATTGTGATGGCATTCTCTTGTAGCACATGAATGAAATCTAAAGTAAACTCCTCAACTAACTGTTCAATAAATATATTTTCTTTTATCTCATTGGCTTGTTCTTCAGTTTGTTTTGAAGGTGGTGTTTTAGGTTTTCTTGCCTTGTGAGCAGGAAACATTACTACATTATTCACTTTCTTTTTTTCTTCTCTAGTTCTCGGTGTATCCATCTAACTGCTTGATATG